ACCAAGATAAGAGAACACCTCATTGCTAACAAGCAGGTGAACACCGTTACAGAAGGTGACATCTTTGAGGTAGACCTCAACAAGCAGACTATATTCCCCTTGTCACATATTATGATAAATAGTGTGACCTTCAATGATGTGGGCATAACCTACTCTATGAGCATCCTCTTTATGGATGTAGCTGATGTGAGTAAGGAAGACCCAAGAGATGAAGACCAAATCTTCTATGGGGTAGACAATAGACAAGACATTCTAAACACCCAACTTCTGGTAGCTAACGATTTAGTGAGCAACTTGAAGAGAGGTAGTTTGATGCAGGACAAATACCAACTCAATGGTACACCAAGTTGTGAGCCTTTTGAGGATAGGTTTGAGAACCTTCTGGTAGGTTGGAATCTAACCTTGTCTATAGACATTGCTAACACTATTACCACTTGTCCGTAGTAACACAAAATACAGAGAGAGTCTTACGGCAATTTGCCGAGAGAGTAATCAAGGCAGCGAGGCTGAATCTTGGTGCTACTCGTACTATTACTTACAATGATGGTAAGAAAAAGAGACGAAGACAAGTATCCTCTGGAAAGTTGAAGGATAGTTTAGACTACTCAATCACTACAGGTGTACACTTACTTATGTCTTTCACTATGGAGGACTATGGTAAGTATATTGATGAGGGGGTAGATGGTACGAAGTATAAAGTGCCTAATGGATCAAGATTTGGTTTTGATGGTAAGCAACCCCCAAAGAGTTCTATAAGAACTTGGATGGCACAGAAGAAGGTAAAGGCGAGAGACCTAAAGACCAATAGTTTTGTGAAGCAGACAGAGGCGAACCTTGATAGAGCAGCCTTCTTAATAAGCAGAAGTATTAAGCAACGAGGGATTCCCAAGAGCGAGTTCTTCCAAGCACCATTTAGATTAGAGTATGAGAAGTTACCAGAGGAGGTACTCAAAGCAGTCTCTATGGATGTAGATGAATTTTTGAAATTTACCAAACGATGAGTATAATCACACCAACAAGTTTAGTAGGAGCAAGAAGCCCAATATATGTTACGGCTAACTATTCAGCCCTTGCTACATCTCTAACAGATGTACAGTTTGAAGTATACATATGGCAGGGGTCAAGGTCTTCAAGACCTGCATCAGCACAATACACTTTATTTAGAGATGTGTTTGCAGGAACTGATGTCTCCTTTGATATTGCTCCTATGGTACAAGAGTACCTATCTAATGCTTATGAGAACCTTGATGGTACAAGTATAGCGTATGCTCCCGATGGTAGCGTAGTATGGGTACAGATAGACTACAATGTTAGCTACTATAATAAATCAGACCCTCCGACAATTTCTAACGATACAGGAAGCTCGGAAATCTTTGAGGCATCTAACGGATACCACATATTTATTGAGGCGGCTAACAAAGAGGTGAACAAAGGATTCGCAAGTGTCAATGCAGTTAAATACATTAAAGACTCTGGCAATGAGGTTGTGCCTGTATATCTCGGTAAGTGGGGTGAGGGTTATGACATCTATTGGGCTTATAAGGATAGAGTATTGGCAGATGGTGGTACTGTTGAGGGAGGCACTCAATGTGCTAACATTGGATTAGATGTAGTTGAGGTATTAGGTGATGGTGGATACAATGTAGAGATAAGAATAACAGAGTCGGAACTACAAGGGCTACAAGCTGAAGAGAGAGTGATGCTACTGCCTTGTGGGATCAACAACCTTACTGAATGGTTAGATAGCGTAGGTGAGTCACTCAACTACAACGAATACTACGACATAAGATTAAAGGACAAGGATGGTACGGTGTTAGACACTCGTAGATTCTATCCTACTTGTGAGAGTAAGTATTCACCAAGCGTTATGCAGTTCGTAAACAAGAATGGTGTATGGGAGAGTGTAACCTTCTTTAAAAGAAGTGACTCTACAATAAACACTACTACGAATGAGTACAGAAAGTCTTTAGGGAGTTCTGGTTCTACAGGGTTCACCTACGACACGACTGCCCATAAGTATCAACGCATAAACACCAATGGTAGAAAGAGATTTACTCTTAATACAGGTTGGGTAGGCGAGGACTACGATACTATTATGGAGCAGATGTTAATGAGTGAGCGTGTGATGTTAGATGGTCTACCTGTCAATGTTACTACCAACTCATTGAACTTACAGAAGTCAGTTAACGATAGAATGATTAACTACATCATTGAGGTAGAAGAAGCATTTGATACAAGGTATGTATAGAGTAGACCTTTACATTGATGGTCAAAGAGGTGACCTATTCCAAGAGGAGAGCATAGAGATCAACTTGAGTGTACAAAACATCAAGGACATCTCTAAAGTCTTTGGTGACTTCACCAATAGCTTTACTATTCCTGCATCTCCTGCTAACAACGCTATATTTAAGCACTACTATAATGTAGACATCTACGGAGGCTTTGATGCCAACTTGAGAGTAGACTCTTTCATAGAGGTGAACAACAACTTATTTAGAGCAGGTGTATTAGAGTTGGAGAGTGTACAAATCAAGGATAGCCAACCCTATGCATATCAAGTAGGGTTCTATAGCAATGTCACTTCTTTGAAGGATACCTTTGGTGAGGATAAACTTAACGACCTTGACTTATCAGCTCAAGACCATCAGTACAATGACACAAACATTGCAACAGGGTTTAATTCCTATGTGAGTGGTACAGATAGTTCTATTATCTATCCTCTTATTTCACCTGTAGCCAATTGGTATTACAATAGTGCGAGTAACGACCACTCTCCTAACAACATTAGCTACCACAACGGACACCCCGAACACGGAATATTCTACTACGACCTTAAACCTGCAATTAAGTTGCAGAAGATTATAGATGCGATAGAGACGAAGTATGGCATCACTTTCCAGAGTGACTTCTTTGATAGTGCCGACTTTGGTAAGTTATTTATGTGGTGTCATAGGAGAGCAGGGTATATGTTCAAAGACCAACCGATAGGTGCGACTTCAGAGCTTATAGAATTAGTCTCTGGAGATGCTGTATTTGACTCTACGCTGCATAGATTTCCTGTAACCTCTACCGCAAATCCTGCGTTAATATCTTACAGTCCTTCTGCAACTGCCTCTACTAATTATAGAGTAGATGTGTTTATTAACGATGAGCTTTTTAGCTCTAAAGAACATACAGGTAATGCATCTAATGTTTTTGTTTTCTTACCAACTCTTTCGGTAGGAGATTATGTAGATATGAGGTTAGCACCATCAGGTGATGGCGCAGCGGTAACCGTTGGGATGATTGCTAATTGGTATGCCGATGCAGCAGGGACAAATATATTAGCAGCTTCCGCCACTCCTTTGGCTACAACCACTTCAGGTATAGTAACTATATCCGACCAAATGCCAGAGCAGAAGATTAGTGATTTCATAGGAAGCCTTGTAAGGGCTTTCAACTTGGTTATAGTTCCTGTAGCTAATAATAAATACGACATTGAACCTTTAGACGATTGGTATGCAGAAGGCACTACAAGAGATGTTACGGAATACATTGATACAGAAGAAATCACTATCCGTAAACCATCACTCTATCGTAGAATCAATCTTAAGTACAACGAAACAGAAGCGGTATTAGGTGAGCAGTATAGATTGCAGAATGACATTGGCTATGGCGATTTACGAGCCGACTTCACATTTGATGGAGAGGAGTTTAGTATTGAAGTTGGCTTTGACCATATGCTCTTTGAAAGATTGTCCAACCAAAACGGAGGCACACTAACTACCATAAATGTAGGTAAGAGTATCACGAGAGAGATAGAGCCGTATATAGGCTCACCTCTCATCTTCTATGTAGCAGGGCAGATACGAGGCACACAATCTTTCAGCTATGTAAATATGGATACAGACAATTTCCCTTTTACTGACTTTCACCTTGTGAGTAATGTGAATGACACGGTTGCCTCAAGTGTAACCAAGACTTTGAACTTCGGTACAGAGGTAGACCCTTACTTACTGCAAGGATTTAGTCAAGGGTTGTATAGCACCTATTGGAAGGACTACATCACGGACTTGTACGACACGAGTAGAAGAACATTTATGTATAGTGGTCAGCTACCTCTTGGCTTAATGTTGGCATTGAAGATTAACGACAAGTTAACGATAGGTGAAAGAAACTACATTATCAACCAAATGAAGTTAAACCTATCTACAGGTGAGACACAAATGGAATTACTCAACGATGTATAGCAAGTTAGGTTATCTTATAAAGGCTCTAAAGGAGACTAACGAGAAGAATGAGGATGTAAGGATTGCCAAAGGCAAGTACCAATACCCTCGTACTCTTAAAGAAGCATTAGGCAAATGGCAATAGAGAAGAACATAGTAATCGGTGCAGACCTCTCTGGTCTTGAGAAGAAGTTAGACGAACTCATTGATGCATTAAAGGCTTCCCAAACTCAAGCAGACAAGACTGCCGAGAGTATTAACGACATTGCCGATACTACTAAAGACATTGGTAAGAGTGCTGAAGATAGCCAAAAGGGTATCAAGGGACTTGGTACAGGCTTCAAGGGTTTAGGTGTAGCTATCAAAGCAGCAGGTATTGGTATCTTACTCCAAGCGATGGGTATACTTAAAGAGTTGTTTGATAACAACCAAAAGACAGTAGACTTCTTTAACACTACATTCAACACTCTACAGGTAGCTTTTAGCGACTTCACTAAATGGATTAGTGGTAGTGGGGGTAGTAGTATTGTTAACTTTTTCAAATCCATATTTGAAGACCCTAAACAAGCCTTGTTAGACTTTGCTGATGCGTTCAAGCGTAACATCCAAGAACGCTTTGAGTCCTATCTTGATACATTAGGATACTTGGCAAGTGCCGTTAAGAAGGTATTTAGCGGTGACTTTGCAGGGGCAATGAAAGATGTGAAGAACGCAGGTAAGGAATCTTTAGATGTACTTACAGGTGTTAACAATTCTTTTGATAAGGGTAAGAAATTAGTTACCGAAGGGGCAAAGGCTATCTCTAACTATGTGGTAGAGACAGTTAAGCAAGGTGCGGCAATGACCGAGACTAACAAACAAGCAGAGATTGCAGAGGTATTGATGCAAGGCTTGATTGAGAAGTATGACCTACAAGCAGAGAAATTAAGACAAGTAAGAGACGATGAACGCTTTACTATTGAGGAGCGAATCAAGGCTAACAATGAACTCAAAGGAGTATTAGAGGAGCAAGAGAATGCAATGCTTGAGAATGCTCAACGGATCGTAGATGCCAAAGCTCGTCAGCTCTCTTTAGACAAGGATAACATTGAGTTCCAAAAGGAATACATAGCTGCACAGAATGAGCTTGTAGGAGTTCAAGCACAAGTAGCAGGATTCCGTAGTGAGCAGTTGATGAACGAGATGGCTCTACAGAGAGAATTAGTAGACCTTGAAATCAGCAAAGCAGAGAACGCACAAGAGGTATCCGAGATAGAAGCAGAGGCTGCTATTGAAGCAGAGACCAATTTAAAAAAGCAGTTAACTCTGGAGGAGGAGTTAAACAAGCAGTTGTACGATAGTAGACTTGCAACATTAGAGCAACAAAAATCTCTATACGAAGAAGGCACTCAAGCCTACCAAGATATGGTTAGTGAAATCAATGTCTTGAATGCAGAGCGTACTGCTCAAGAGGGTGAGGAAGCTAAAAAGAGACGAGAACTTGAACAAGGTGTTCAACAAGCAAGACTACAGATGACAGGTGATGCCATAGGCGCACTTAATGACCTTGCACAAGCATTCTTATCTGGCAACGAAGAACAAGCAAAGAAAGCCTTTCAAATAAATAAGGCACTTGGTATTAGCCAAGCGGTAGTTAATACTGCACAAGCCGTTACTGCGGCACTTACGGCAGGAGGTAACCCTGTTAAGTTAGCTACAGGAGCGCAGTTTGTTGAGGCAGGTATTGCAGCAGCGACAGGTGCAGCACAGATAGCTACCATTGCAAGGCAACAATTCCAAACGAGTGGTAGTGTAGACACAAACATACAAACACCTACTGCACCAAGTACCTCGCCCCAATTCAATATAGTAGGGGCATCGGGTCAAAATGCTATATTGGAATCGCTACAAGCGAACCCTATGAGAGCATATGTAGTAGGTAGTGATGTTACCTCACAACAAGAATTAGATAGAAATAGAATTAACCAAGTATCATTCCCATAATGAGAATCGTAGAACTATTATTAGATGAGGAGAGCCTCCAAGCAGGTATCCAAGCCATCAGTATCGTAGAAGCCCCTGCTATAGAGGAGGACTTCGTAGCCCTCAAGGAAGAGGAGCGTGTAGAATTAAAAACCATTGACGAGGACAAGCGTGTTCTATTGGGTGCAGCACTTGTACCTAATAAACCTATCTATCGTAGAAGCGGTGAAGATGAGTATTACATCTACTTCTCGCAAGACACGGTTAGAAAGGCAAGTGAATTGTTCTTCATCAATGGCAACCAAAACAAAGCCACATTAGAACACCAAATAGATATTACAGGCTTGAGTGTTGTAGAGAGTTGGATCATAGAAGGTGAGCAAGACAAGAGTAAGCTATATGGTATGGACTTACCTGTAGGCACTTGGATGGTTAGTATGAAGGTTCACAACGATGAGATTTGGAACGACTATGTGAAGAGTGGTAAGGTTAAGGGCTTCTCTATTGAGGGTTACTTTGTAGATAAGGTAGAGGCATCTAAACAAGACCCAAAGGAGTTAGAAGCTGAAGAGAAGCTAACTGCTATTAAAGAGCTTATAATTAAAAACCTAACAAAGCAACCCCTAAACAATTAACATAATATGAAAAGAATATCGCTACATAAGGTGATGGCTAAATTAGCCGTAGAGCAGAAAGTAGAGCTATCGGTTTGGGACAAGACAAAGTCCGACACTAACCTTAAGAAAGGCTACAACCTGTTTGAACAAGCAAGGTCAATAGTGGTTAAAGCTCAAAGAGCTTTTTCGGATGACATAAAAGACATCAAGGGTGATATTGATATGGTTAAAGACCTTCAAAGTAAAGCGAGAGAAATTGGTGCTGATGACTACGCAAAGTCAATGGATTCAGCGTTAAAAACTCTTAACGCAGTTTTAGACACCGCATCAATGGAGATGAAGAATTTAGAGAAAGCATTTCAAGCATTAAAATAAACATATGAAATCACAAGAAACATTAGGTAAGATTATGGAACTGCTTAACCTCCAAGACGAGATTAAGTTAGAGTCTATGAAGTTAGACAACGGTACAGTCATTGAAGCTGAAGCCTTTGAAACTAACCAAGAGGTATTTATCGTAACTGAAGATGAGCGTATCGCTCTACCTGTAGGTGAGTACACATTGGAAGATGGTCGCATCCTTGTAGTAGCAGAAGAAGGTGTCATTGCAGAGATGCGTGATGGAGGTGAAGAAGAAGCACCTGCTGAAGAACCTGCTCAAGAAGAAGCAACTGAAGAAGTAGAGGCTAACGAAGAAGAGATGAGCTACGCTACTAAAGAAGAGTTATCTGCCGCAGTAGAAGAGATGAAGGCTATGATTGAAGAGATCAAAGCAATGATGTCTCCTAAAGAAGAAGAGATGGCTGAAGAGGTTAAGGAAGAGGAAGTAGACTTATCTGCTGACGAACCTGCTGCTAAACCTATCAAGCACTCTCCAGACACGAAACCTGCTGACTTACAGAAGTTCTCTAAAGGAGCAAGAAAAGACACTCTATCAAGAATCTTTGACAAATTAGGATAATGAAGAAAGTAGAATCTATTTGGGCTGAACTATCAGCCAAAGCATCTCAAGAAGTTGAGAACACTCAAGAGGTTGAGTTGAGCGAAGAGCAAAAAGTTGAGTTGGCAGTTGGTGACAATATGCCAAAATTGGCTAATGAAATTGAGTCTACATTTAAAACAGTAGATAAACTTTTAGATGAAGCATTCACACCAATTCGTAGAATTGAGAAACAAGTTCAGGAGCTACTTGACCCAAGTTATTTTCAAAAAGAGTTTAAGACATTTACTACCGCTTTGATGAAGTTAGAGTCTGCTTATGCAGAGGCAAGACAAACGATTCAAAACGCAGAGAGCGATTTAGGCGTTAGCATTCCAGAGCCTAAAAATGTTACTGAAGCAGTAAGAGTTTTAGAGGAATTTCAAAGAAGAGAGGAAATGTTAAGGAGAGAGATCAACGAATACTCTCAAGCATACAAGAAGTTTAAGTAAATAAGAAAGGAGGGCAATGCCCTCCTTCTTTTTTATTCACCATATGCAGGTGGTATGTGTTTGCCATCGTGGGTTATTAAGTCTTCACCCTCCCAATGCGTGGAGTAATAGAAGTTTTGTCCATTAGAGTACATCTCAAAATGCTCCAAATAATCTTCTACGGTGTAAATGTCACTTGAATCAGTAACGAAGCCAGAGGCGCAATAAGGGTTGCTATCCATCTGCTTTAAGTGTTCAAGGTTGTCAATCAATTGCATAGTAATTTCGTTTTGGTTTCTCCAAACATACACAAAAATCTAACACACACAACATTACATAGTTAACTTATAAAAGTTAATCAACTTAAAAAAGAAAATAAAGATGGCTACATCAATCACAACTACATATGCAGGAGAGTTTGCAGGAAAATACATCTCTGCCGCATTGTTATCAGCCGACACTATTGAAGGTGGCGGTATTACTGTAAAACCAAATGTTAAGTACAAAGAGGTAATGAAAACTCTTTCTACTAACGCATTGGTAAAAGACGCTGCGTGTGACTTCGCTGACCAAAGCACAGTTACTCTTGCAGAGCGTGTTCTACAACCAGAAGAGTTCCAAGTAAACTTGGAATTATGTAAGAAAGATTTCCACAACGATTGGGAAGCAGTTCAAATGGGTTACTCTGCATTTGATTCTTTGCCTCCTTCATTCGCTGATTTCTTAATCGGTCACATCGCTGCTAAAGTAGCACAGAAGACTGAAGAGAATATCTGGCAAGGTGTTACTGCTAACGCAGGTGAGTTTGATGGTTTTGAAACTCTATTGGCTGCTGACGGAACTGTAATTGATGTTACAGGTACTTCTGTTACTGCTGCTAATGTTATCACAGAGATGGGTAAAGTAGTTGATGCTATCCCAACTGCGGTTTACGGAAAAGAAGACCTATACATCTACGCTTCTTCTAATGTTGCTCGTGCATACATCCGTGCTTTGGGTGGATTCGGTGCTTCTGGATTGGGTGCTAATGGTGTAAACAACGAAGGTACTACTTGGTTCAATGGTGGTGATCTTGCTTTTGATGGTGTTAAATTGTTCGTTTGTTCTGGATTGAGCGACAATACAATGGTAGCAGCACAGAAAGGTAACTTGTTCTTCGGTACAGGCTTGTTGGCTGACCACAACGAAGTGAAGCTAATTGATATGGCTGACCTTGATGGTTCACAAAATGTTCGTGTTGTAATGCGCTTTACTGCTGCGGTACAATATGGTATTGGTGCTGACATCGTACTTTACTCATAAGAGTTAGTTTAGTTAATAATTGAAGGGGCAGGTAGGCATATGCTTGTCTGCCCTTTTTTATAAAAAAAATAAAAGAAATTATGGCTTGTGATTTAACTAAAGGTCGTGCGTTACCTTGTCGTGAATCAGTAGGTGGTCTTAAAGCGGTTTACTTTGTAAACTTCGGTGATTTAGGAACTATCTCTGTTACATCCGATGAGGTTACTGATATGACAGGAACATTCTCTGCTTACAAGTATGAGCTGAAAGGCACATCTTCAGTAGAGCAAACTATTAACGCTTCTCGTGAGAACGGAACAGTATTCTTTGACCAAGCGGTTAGCCTTACTTTGCCTCAATTGAGCAAGGAGGATAACAACGAGATCAAGTTATTGTCTTACGGCAGACCTCACATTATTGTAGAGGACTACAATGGCAACGCTTACTTGGTAGGTCGTGAACACGGAGCAGATGTAACAGGTGGTACTATTGCCTCTGGAGCAGCTATGGGAGATATGAGTGGTTACACTCTTACCTTCAACGCTATGGAAGTAACTGCTGCTAACTTCATTGCAGGAGCAACTGATGGCAACCCATTCGCAGGGATGACTTCAGCTACAGATACTATTGTTACTTCGTAAGAAAGTAGTATATTAGCAACGGCACTTGACATAGGTGTTTTGGTTTGGTTAGGGCAGCTCTTCGGGGTTGCCCTTTCTTTTTGATATAACACTTATACCTCTTGGTGGTTAACCTATTATGCATATAGTAACTACAACAGACAAGAAGATATATTTCGTTCCGAGAGCGTTTGATACAAGTGTATCTGTTAAGATTACAGATGAAGAAACCAATGTATCCGCTACGGAGTCTCTAACGGCTACGAAGGAGGCGAATTACTTGCATATAACACCTGCTTATACATTCGTAGAGGGCAAGTATTACACTATAAGAATAACAGGCTCTAACGAGATATATAGAGGTAAGGTTTATTGTACGAATCAAACCGACCTTGAGAAGTTTAGTGTCAACAATGGTGAGTTCACCTATTACGAGGATACTGATAATGATAATCAATACATTTACCGATGAGCAATATACGCATCGTAAACCTTGCAACGCATACTACCCCACAGGTTGTAGAAGACAATCGTAAGCAATGGGTAGCCTATGGCGAGGATAATAATTACTTCCAATACCTTATAGACAGGTACAATGGTAGTGCTACAAACAATGCCATTATAAATGGTATGAGTGAGCTTATCTACGGCAAGGGGCTATACGCTACCGATGCTCAAAGAAAGCCAGACCAATATGCACAGATGAAGTCTCTGTTCTCTCGTACTTGTATGAGGAAGGTGACCTTTGATTTGAAAGCTATGGGTCAAGCAGCATTCCAAGTCATCTACAACAAAGACAAAAGTAAGATCGTACAAGTAGAGCATATGCCTATTGAGACCTTACGCTTTGAGAAGATGAACGAGGATGGTGATGTATGTGGTTACTACTACTCTAAAGATTGGACAAAGATTCGTAAGAAAGGCTTTGAGCCTGTACGCATCCCTGCGTTTGGTCACGGTGAGAAAGGTGAGGGTCTTGAGATTTATTGTATCAAGCCTTATCGTAGTGGATTCTACTACTATTCACCTGTAGACTATCAAGGGGGATTGCCTTATGCAGAGTTAGAAGAGGAGGTAGCAAACTACCACATCAACAACATTAAGAACGGACTCTCGCCAAGTATGTTGATTAACTTCAACAATGGTGTACCAACGGAGGAAGAGCGTGAGCTTATAGAGAGACGAATCATACAGAAGTTTAGCGGTTCATCTAATTCTGGTAAGTTCATCTTGGCATTTAACGATAACAAGGAGATGGCTGCAAGTATTGAGCCTGTACAGTTATCGGATGCAAGTGAGCAGTATCAATTCTTGGCAGACGAGAGTATGCGTAAGTTGATGGTAGCCCATAGGGTTACTTCACCTATGTTGATGGGTATCAAGGACAATACAGGATTAGGTAACAATGCTGATGAATTGAAGACTGCAAGTCTCTTATTCCACAACACGGTTGTTAGACCTATTCAAGAGTTGATCTTGGATGCTTGTGATGACATCCTTGCGGTGAATGAGGTGAGCCTTAACCTATACTTCAAGACACTACAACCTTTAGAGTTGCAGATTGATATGGAGGAGGAAGTAAAAGAAGAATTGTCTAAAGAGGATAGCCGCCCTTTTCTTGATGACGAGTTAGCCCACGAGATGTTAGATGCATTGGCTGACTTGGGTGAGGAAGAGCCAGAGGGCTATGAACTCATTGATGCAGAGATTGTAGGAGACGATGAACCAGAGGAGTTTGATACTGAAGAATACCTCAATGGATTAGTCAACTTATCCGCTACACAAGACAGTAACCAAGACTCCGAGATATACAAGGTAAGATACAAGTATGTAAAGGGTACAAAGAAGACTTCTAAAGGCTCTTCTCGTGCTTTCTGCAAGACTATGTTATCTCAAAAGAAATTGTACCGCAAAGAGGATATTGGTATGATGAGTGCAAGAGGCGTTAACAAGAGCTTTGGACACAAGGGTAGAAACTATTCTTTGTTTAAGTACAAGGGTGGTGTAAACTGCTACCATAGATGGGAGCGTAGAATCTACAAGAAGAAAATGAAGAAGAATGGTGAACCTTATGGTGGCGATGCCCTACGAGGAACTAAATATGTTAATGTTAACCAAGCGGTAAGAGCAGGATTTAAACTACCTAAAAACCCTAAAGAGGTAGCTACTGCACCGATTGATATGCCAAGACAAGGGCATCACCCTAATTACGGAAAATAATGGCAAAGGTTTTATTCATAAAAAGAGACGATTTAGTACGCAATAGCGTAATCTCTGGAAATGTAGATAGCGATAAGTTCTTGCAATTTATAGAGATTGCACAGGAGATACACATTCAAAACTACTTGGGTACAAAGTTGTACGATAAGTTGCGTGAAGACATCATAGCAGATACGCTACCTGTTGCTTATGCAACTTTGTTAGATGACTATGTACAACCTATGTTGATCCATTGGGCTATGGTAGAGTATTTACCTCACGCTGCCTATACGATAGGTAATGGAGGTGCTTACAAGCACACGGCAGAGAACAGTATAGCGATGGAGAAGAACGAGGTGGACTTCTTAACGAATAAGCACAGAGATATAGCTGAACACTACACTCGTAGGTTTATTGACTTTATGGCTTTTAACAACTCAAGCTATCCCGAATATAATGGAGCAACGAATGACGATATGTACCCAGACAAAGATGCGGTCTTCAACGGTTGGCAGTTGTAAGAAACGCTACGAGCCAAAGGAGGTTAACCTAAAAAGGCTACAGAAACTCGTAAAAAAATTAGAGAATAATGGCAAGTGATGAAAAAGGATATGGAGCAATCTACGGCTCTACTTGGTGGGGTAGTGGTGATGCGTTCACTAACCAAATAGGTTGGGGAAGTGCAATGTTCTATATATTAGACCCTGCACAATTCCAACAAAGAGTATTAGAGGACGGTGCAACAATGGAAGCCTTTGAGTGTGTTTCTAAATCATTGAGAAGATTCCCACAAGCGGATAGAGGCAGACAATTGATGGATGCCTATGATGTTAGGGTAGAAGCAGCAGGAGGTGATACCGAAGCGAGAACCTGTACTATTAACGAATTAAACGAATTGATATGAGTCTGTATAAGGATGCCTCATTAGTAATGATACCTTCAGCAGTGAAGGATGGTAAGTTGTATAGCATACGCCCTACTGATGGTAGTGGGGATTTTACATTTAGTAGGGGTTCAAATCTTGCTGCTACGAGGGTAGATGTTAATGGTCTTATTGAGAAGGGTAGAGAGAATCGCTTGCTGCAATCAAATCAGTTTGATACTACTTGGAGCATTGGAAACTATACAAGTATAGTGAGCGGACAAAGTGGATACGATGGTACAAACAACGCTTGGCTATGGACTGCTGCAAATGGTACTTTTACCAATATAAACCAAACCAATTTAATTGGTGGAGGAGTAGCAACATTGTCGGTTTATGTAAAAGCAGGAAATACGCATTTTGTTGCATTACAGCCTTACGGAAGTGGTTCGGCATATATTAAATTCAATCTATCTACAGGAGCAGTTCACGAAACATTTGGTTCTCCTATTGACTATGGAATTGAAGCCGTAAGTGGAGGATGGTACAGATGTTATGTAACCGACAATTATACAAATTCTCAAACAAGTATTTACCTATTAGATGCTGCGGGTAATTTTGCCAACACATCAACCGATAGCATCTACATCCAAGCCGCTCAATTAGAATCTTCATTAGTAGCAACTGACTACATTGAAACAGGAGCATCTACTGCACAAGCAGGTATATTAGAGGACTTACCGAGATTAGATTATAGTGGTGGTGCTTCGTGTCCTTCTCTTTTACTTGAGCCATTGAGGACGAATTTTATACCTCATTCGGAATACATTAATGATGCCTCTTGGGGAAAGAGTGCTGTTGGTGCAACATTAAATGTCACTTCAAACTATGGAATTTCTCCTGATGGTTCTAAAAACGCTACAAGAATTGAAGCATCTTTATCGGGCGGCTATGCAGACATAGTGCAAGTACTTGGTACTTCATCTGGAACGGCTTACACTTATTCTGTTTATCTTAAATCTTTAAGCGGAACACCAACCATTTACTTCATATACGATGGAACTGCAAATAGATTGATAACTCTCACTACTGAATGGAAAAAATACACTTTTGAAATTCCAAGTGCGCCTACAATTGTTTACCCTCGTTTTTTACTTGAAAATGGATTCACTTCATCAAGTGCTGATTTCTTGGCTTGGGGCGCACAACTTGAGCAAGGAAGTTACCCTACAAGTTACATACCTACATATGGTTCTGCGGTTACGAGGTCTTATGATGTTTGTAAGAAAACGAATATAGACTCTTTAATTGCAGAAGAAGGTACTGCCTTTATAGATGTAACTAATGGTGATGAAAATGAAGTAAATGCCTTTATGACAATTGCCGATTCTTCAGTATACCCCGACCATATTTGGATAGGTCAAAATGGAACTACTCTATCATTATATGTTAAAGCCAATGATTCTTATAGCCTCATTGCGAACAATATTGTTTCTATAGAAGGCAGAAAAAAAATAGCAGTAGTTTATACAAATGAATCAATAAAGGTGTTTGTAAATGGAACTAATGAGTATACAACATTAAACAAAACCTTACCAAGTCAATTAAATAGAGTTGAATTAAATGCATTTAATACATCTATTAATACAGGTACTGCAAGATATGACCAAGCAATTCTATTCCCTACGGCATTAACTGATAGCGAGTGTATCGCATTAACAACTTTGTAAGATATGAGCATATACGATAAATCAAGTTTGGTACTTATACCAAGCGGAACAAAGACAGGTAAAGTGTTTAGCCAAAAGCCTGTAAGCGGTGATGGTGATTTTACTTTCACTCGTGCAAGTGCTGCTACGAGAGTTAATGCAGATGGTAATATAGAGAAGGAGACAGGTAACCTGTTGACCTACTCTAACACATTTGATAATGCTGCTTGGGGTAATAGCGGAGCCTTCGTTACAGGTGGAGAGAGTGGTTATGATGGTACTAATAACGCTTGGAGATTAGGTGCAGTTAATTCATCTCCATACATTTCGCAAGGCAATTTTTCTACTTTGCGCACACATAGTCTTTATGTGAAAGCAGGTACTTATGACCAAGTTTCTATTATTATTGGGGGTTATGGTCAAGGGGTGCAGTTTGACCTTACAAGCGGAACAATCGTAGTAAATAGCAACCCATCTATATATTACCCAACCATTACATCCGTTGTTAGTGGGTGGTATCGCATTTCAGTTTTTGTAGCACCAAGTGCGCCAACATACGGATTTCTTATTGCTGCGCAAATTCTTTATAGTGGTGGAATTTCAGTTGGTGAATACATCTACATACAAGCCGCACAAACGGAGCAATCACTTGTAGCAAGAGACTACATAGAAACAACTACTGCTGCCGTATACGGAGGTATTACAGACAATACTCCAAGATTAGATTATACGGATAGTTCGTGTCCTGCACTATTGTTAGAGCCTCAAAGGACTAACCTTTTATCACAAAGTGAGTATGTAAATGGTTCGCCAGATGTATCTAACTCAACAATTACATCAAATGCTGCTACATCTCCCGAAGGATTAGTAAATGCAAGTAAAGTGGTTCCAAATACATCAAACACATTCCATTGGTTTGGTCAAGTTTTAAACTCACAAACAAGCGGTAATTACACGCAAACTATTTTTGCAAAGGCAGATACATATAATCATTTATTTATGGTTATTCGTACTGATTCGGGTTCAAAAAGATATGGTGTTAAATTTAACTTGTCTAATGGTACATTTGTAGATGACATAACATTTGGTTCACCAACGCAAACAAATTATTCTATTGAAGATTACGGCAACGGATGGTATCGTTGTAGCGCTTCTTCTAACCATAGTAGTGGAGCAGTTATTGCCTTATTTGGAGCTTCATTAGGCGGTGCTTTATCCGATATAAATAATAGTTTTCAAGGAGATGGCACATCTGGAATCTATGTCTACGGAGCGCAACTTGAAGCAGGAAGCTACGCAACATCCTACATACCTACCTATGGGAGTAGTGTGAGTCGTGTTGGTGATGCTTTGGTTAAAACTTCAGCATCTTCGCTAATCAACTCGGAAGAAGGTGTTGTATTTGTTGATATTACATTGAATGGTTTAACAAATTTTGGAACGCCATTAGCCTTGAATGATGGCACTACGGGAAACTATATTTGGCTTACGATATTCGGAAACGGAAATTTAAGAGCCGAAGTATGGAATGGTAGTGTTCAAGCACAAATGAGTTATAGCGGTGCTGTTGTTGGTGGTCGTTACAAAATGGCATTTGCTTATGCTCCAAACGATTTTGCTTTATATGTAAATGGAACGCAAGTAGGAACAGGTAATTCGGGAGCAACATTTAGCGCAAACACTTTGAGCCGTATTGATTCCAATCTTTTAACCCCCTCTCTTTCAGTGAGCGCGTATTTGAACAACCAAACCCTCTTATTCAAGACACGACTATCAAACGAAGAATTAGCAGCACTAACAACAATCTAATATGAAAACATTTAGAAAATACTCATTCGGCTCTAAAGGAGCAGCAACTACGAAAATCAACGCATTGGGTACTGAAACAACTCCCGAAGGAGATGTTGTACCTAATCACCCTCACGCCATTGTTCATCTTGGACACTTGGTAGAGACTGAAGGTACATACGATGACGAAGGAAACGAACTCACCGCACCTGTACTATCTTCTACCTACCATATAGATGTTCTATGGGATGGTGAGCCTGTAGAGTCTTGGGATAGTGCTATGGTATGGTGTCCGCCAATGGGTATTCATACTTTCGGTTCATCTTCTGCTATTGCGGAATGGACTGCAGCCTGTAAGGAATTGCACCCTGAATACTTTCCAGAGCCAAGTGAAGATTTAATCTAATGAACGACAAGAACTACATACCATCTCGTACTTCCCCTAAAGGGGGGAGGCGAGGTTGCCTATGTTGGGAGACCTCAACATACTCAATAGACTGTTGTGATGGCTCTGTAAGAGCGCAAGGTGTAGGAAGCGTTTATTTGACAGATGAAGAATGAAGCTAACGGAGAATTTAAGCCTTGCAGAAGTGATATACTCTGCGACTGCTTTACGCAAGGGGATTGTAAACGAGCCAACAGTATCTCACCTAATCAATTTGAAGGCAGTAGCCAACAGTATCTTTCAGCCTTGCCGAGAACATTTTGGAAAGCCTTTAAGAGTTACTTCTGGTTATCGGTCAAAGGAGTTAAACGAGGCTATAGGAGGTTCAAAGAACTCACAACATTCAAAGGGTGAAGCATTGGATATGCAATCTACAGATGGGTACACGAATCGTGACCTCTTTATGTATATCAAAGATCACTTAACCTTTGACCAACTCATAGGTGAGTTTCCCGATAATATGGGTGAGTATGCTTGGGTACATTGTTCGTACAAAGAAGAGGGTAATAGAGGCGAGGTACTCGTAGCGTATAAGGATAACGGAAAGACACGATACAAAAAATGGTAAAGCGTTGTTTAGGTAATCTCAAGGACATTTTTCTCTATGCCGATAGTCAGCCTACGGAAATTATGTTGGGTGCGTTAAACTTCGTCCTATTGCTTCCTGCGACTATTATTGAGTTGGGTTGGATACCTATCTACCAAATCTATGGATTGTTGGTTGGAGGTTTTCAACTCTTTGCAGTTGCTAACAAGAACATCAACCTACGCAAGACTGCCTCATTGCTCTCATTTACAGTCTTTAGTACAACCGTAACATTTTACGCTCTTGAAGGTTATCTTAATAACTCTGCATCGCATTGGGGTTGGGTAGTATTATGGCTATCCTCATTGAGTAGTGTAAAAAGAGTACATAGCGAATTTTGGCATAGACAATGGAACAACAAGGAATAATCATTGCAGTAGTTACTGCGTTAACAAGCGGTGCAGCTTGGAAGTTTTGGGAGACGAGACTCAAGACCAAGCAGCAAGAGAAAGAGATCAACAGAGAAGAGGACTTCGCATATCGTGATGACCTTAAATCTCGTGTACAACGGTTAGAAGACTTGCTTACAGAAAGTAACGAGAAAGTATTAGCTTTGACCGCAGAGGTACACGCTCTACGCACGGAGGTACACTTCTTAACTAAAGAAAACGAAAGACTAAAGAACATACGATGAACGACACCGACTTCGGGTTTGCAGACTCCTTTGAGGACTTTGTAGATGAGATGACTAATGACAAGGCTAACGAGAAAGCCTGTAACATTGATAACCCAGATTGCGAGGCTTGTGGTTCGTAGGTGGTGCGAATTAGAACCAAAGGAATGTACCTGTAAAAAGAATTGTAATGAATCCACTAATAACAAAACTACTCGGAAAAAGCGCACAGGAGACGATAGAAGCCGTTTCTAATGTCGTAGATAGGTATGTATCAACTCCAGAGGAGAAAGCCGCTCTAAAGGCTTCTATTGAGTCCGAGATTAGTAGTAGGTGGAAATCCGATATGACATCGGACTCTTGGTTAAGCAAGAATGTAAGACCACTAACCTTGATTGTAGTGATTAGTTTTCTGGTAGTTACTACTTTCTTTGATGGGTTGGGCTACCTACAGGTAGACCCTGCTTGGATAAGTCTATGGAATATGTTAAGTGTTACAGTTGTAGGAGGTTACTTCGCAGTAAGATCACTTGACAAGAGAGGTAATGTTAAATAATCGTTGATAACATATAGTGTTTAAGTTTGGTGGGTTATCCCACCTTTCTTTTTTTATATATATATTATATATAGAGATATTATATATAGTAATATATAGAGACCTATAGGTCTCTTATTATATATATATAGAGATATAGATATATTTATATATAGAGGCATTCGCCTCTTTTTTTTTGCTCTCTATGTTGGTTGTAAATAAATTTGTGTACATTCGTATCAAATCAAAAACAACTATGGATATAAAAGACCAATACTTGAGCTTGTGCGAGGCACGAGTTGAAGCTCTCACCAAAGAGATGAACCACCTAAAAATGTTTATCATTAGAGACTATGCTCGTAAGAGTATAGATGCAGAAACCGTTATGGATATGTTTAAAGCATACAAGATCAATGAAGACCGTAGTAAAAATTAAGCAAACTGAATACCCAGAACAATATGAAATCAACGAACAAACCTTACAAGACCACTTCTACCTACACTTCGGATTTCCCGATGACAGAAGACTCTTCAAACGATTCAACGGCAATGCCCTCTCCAAGTACCACAAGCCAGAGGTTGACACCAAGTTACTATTTAGGTAAGTACAAAGGCATTGAGGCTTTTGATGTGTGTATGGACTTTGCAAGTGACTCTTACAACATTGGTGTAGCTATCGCCTACTTGCTACGAGCAGGTAAGAAACCAAACAATCCTATGGTAACTGATTTGTTTAAAGCCATAGATCACATAAACAAAGAAATAGAATACATTGGTTATGATATTGAACGAGCTCAACTTAAATCTCAAGCTACCGAAGACGATAAGTCTTAATAGCCTGTATGCAGGTAAGCATTGGACATTTAGAAAAAAAACTAAAGATGAATATAAAAAAATCGTTGAAGCAGAATTGGCTCGTTATGACCACCATTTTGCAGAGAGTATGTCTATCCATATTAGGTACAATACTCGTGCCGATGTGGACAATCTTGTTCTTGTTTCAAAATTTACTGCTGATACTCTCGTTGCTAACGGATGGATTGCAGACGATAGTCCTAAATACTATCACAGGCTCACTATCACTTTTGACAAGAGCGTTGAAAAGAATTATTGTGAAGTTGAGGTTAGACTAAAGTTATGAAAGAGATTAACCAATTAGACTTATTCTCTGGTATTGGAGGATTCCATTTGGGATTTGAGAGAGCAGGGTTTAAGGTCAATAGTTACTTCTCGGAAGTAGATAAACACGCAGTAGCGGTATACCAACACCAATTTAAAGATAGCACCTATGTCGGATCAGTTACAGATGTTCGGGGAGCAGACCTCCCAAGAATTGACCTCATCACTTTTGGAAGTCCTTGCCAAGACTTTAGCCAAGCTGGAAGTCGCAAGGGTCTCACAGGAGACCGAAGCAGTCTTATCGCTCAAGCAATACGGCTTATCGGAGAATGTAGACCAAGAGTTTTTATTTGGGAAAATGTTAAAGGAGCATTCTCCTCAAACGATGGGGCAGACTTTGCGGCAATCCTCCAAGCCTTTGTTGACATTGGGGGCTATAGACTTGAATGGCAACTGCTTAATACATCGTGGTTTCTACCCCAAAATAGAGAGCGGATATACCTTGTCGGACATCTTGCAGAAACCAGAGGAGATTGGGGCGGAGTTTTTCCTATCACAAAAAATGATAGAGTACCTACAGAACTCAACTCATATGAAGAAGAGCAACACGGAAAAGAGGAGCTTTCAAGTGTATCCGCAAGAACAATAAGTAGTGCAACCGCAAAGATGGCTCGTGACCAAACTTACATAAAAGTAAAGTCAGCCACTTCTACAGGCTATGACATAGCAACTGAAGGAGATGCTATTAACCTTACTGCTATTAACTCTACGACAAGAAGAGGGAGAGTGGGTAAGCAACAAGCCCAAACGCTTGATACATTATGTGAACAAGCGGTAGTCACTCCCAAGATCATAGGATATTCAAGAGATGCTAAAGGGAAGGTTGTAGACCGACACCTAAAAGACGAGGCAGGAACAATACATACAGGAAGTGGTGGAGGTGGTAACACCGACCAATTTGTACAAGACTACCGCATCCGTAGACTAACTCCTATAGAGTGTGAGAGGCTACAGGGATTTCCAGATAACCACACCTCCAAAGGTATTTACGATGGAGAGGTCAAGGAGATGAGCAACACTCAACGCTACAAGCAATGTGGCAATGCAGTAACTGTAGATGTAGTACAAGCGATAGCAGAAAAACTACATCCAATGTTTGAGCAGTAAACATTTTTATTAACTTTGAATCATTAACTAAATTATATATGATGACTAAAACATCTATTGTCAAGGACATTAAGTCCGCAGGAGAGCCGTACAACGGTCAGTATGGAACACTTTATGGGTTCTATGTAACATTTGAAAATGGAGATAACGGTAAGTACAACTCCAAAGACCCGAACCAAACAAAGTTTGAAGTAGGTCAAGAGGCTACTTACGATTACATCCCAAGAGAGTACAATGGTAAGACCTACTACACGGTCAAGCCTGTTAACCCACAATACGCAAATGTAGCATCTGGCACATCTGCTCCAAGTGGTACACATACCTCTAAAGACGAATCAATCATTCGCCAAACGGCTCTCAAGGCAGCAGCCGAGATTGGTGGAACACCGCAAGTAGTTATTGCGAATGCTCAACTCTTTGCTGATTGGGTAATGAAGAAGGGCGCAGCCCAAGCCCAAGCGACTCATCAGCAACACTTTCAAGGTAGAGAAGAACCTCAACCTGTAGCGGATGGTTTGCCATTCTAAAGAAAGAACTATATTAGGGGGGGCGCACTTGCGCTCCCTTTTTAACTTAAACCAACTATGTCAAAAATATCTTATGCCGATGTATTCGGTAAACTTGACGATGTCCGAATGGGCAAAGTTAAAGAAGGTCTCAAGTTCGGGCAATGGAATTTGGATCAACACCTCCGCTTTAAGCGAGGTAATTTCAATGTAGTATTAGGACACGCAAATGTTGGTAAGACCTCCGTGATGTTGTACCTAATGTTATTGCAAACCATAGTCAACGATATTAAGTGGCTTGTATTCAGTTCCGAGAACACACCTGTATCTATCGCAAAGAAGCTCTCCGAGTTCTTCTTGGGTAAGCCCATAAATAAGATAGATGAAGATGAGTTCCAGATGGCTCTTGATTTAGTTCAAAGATATTTTGTTATCATTGACACCGATAAGAAGATGTACACCTACAAGGATTTGATTGAGGAGGCTACAGACATCTACCACGAAGAAGGCTTTGATGGATTCTTGATTGATCCTTACAACTCGTTAACGAAGGACAAAGAGATGTTTAAAACACTTGGCGGTCACGAGTACGACTATGAGGTGAGTACCCACTTTAGGAATTGGGCAAAGCAACACAATGTAAGTATCTGGCTTAATGCTCACGCAGTAACCAATGCTTTAAGAATGAAGCACTCCGCAGGACACGAGTATGCAGGTCACCCTATGCCACCAAGCGCAGCAGATATTGAGGGCGGTGGTAAGTTCGTTAACAGGGCTGATGACTTTGTAGTGATACATCGTTATATTCAACACCCTACGGAATGGATGTACAACCAAGTACACATACGCAAGGTGAAAGAGGTGGAGACAGGTGGTAGACCTACACCATTAGATGAGCCTGTAAGATTTAGAAGTATACCTAACAATGTAGGTTTTGAGATACACGGTGAGAATCTAATCACCAAGAAAGAAAAGAAACAAAGCAATTTACCTTTTTAATATGGATGAATTAAAGCAAGAAGATTACGGATGGGTAAGAGGGGGTAGTAAGAGTATAGCCCTCTTATGGTTAAGACAAAAGAATCAAGACCTAATGCAGATTGCTAATGCTCTTAAACCTCAAGACACAAGCAATGAGTATGAGATGGATATATTCATTGACCTCATTAGTATCTACTCTGCTATAGATGCCTCCATAGGTATGGTAGAGGATGTTCAGCAGATGGTATGGGAGGCAGAAGCAAAGAACGCTGACCTCAAGCTAACGATACGAAACCTAACAAGAAAGATAAACGCTTACGAAGAACGATTTGATAACCTTAACGAACATCTAAAATGAGAGCAACGATATTACAATTACAAGAGGAGTACGATAACTATACAGGAAACCATAGAATCTCACCCTCCAGAGAGCGTAGGAATGTTATGGCAAGGTTTGCCTTTATGGTAGCCGCAAGAGACTTGTACACAACACTTGAGATCGCACGAGTATGTAAGAAGAATCACGCTACTATCATACACGCAACAAAGGGACACGAGATGAACATAAAGTTTGATAGGGACTATATGCAGTTCTTCAACCAATGTTGTGCGATTATGGACAAGCTACGAGGCTCACAGGAGGAAGGAATGGATTGGGGACTGACCAAGCAGAATGCCTTACTAACCGAGCGTTTACAAAAAACTCGTGAGGAACTGTCAATAACTCGTGAAAAGTTGTATATTATGGAGCAAGAAATCAAGCAATTACGAAAAGAATATGAACTTTGCGATTGACATAGCACCCCTTGCAGGGATTCTAATAGGTGTTAACTATTGGAACTCCACTATGAATGAAGACTTTGAGAATCCCAAGTACCACTCTTTGCAGTTGTGCTTTGGGATTTTTGCTTTAGTAGTCACTTGGTCAACTGAACAATGATAACTGTATTAGACCTTCTTGCAGGGCATCATAAGGAATGGATCAAGATGGTTCACAAGTTCGGTGCAGGTAGCTATGCCGAAGACATAGTGCAAGAGATGTACATACGACTCAATAAGTATGTAGAGAACCCAGAACGCATTATGTACAAGAACCAACCCAACAAGCTCTTTGTGTGGGTAACCCTTCGTAATATGACGAGGCAGTTCCAAAACAAGAAAGACTTGATGGTATACACAGGCGATATGGTTGAGTACGATATTGCAGAGGAAGAGTTTGACCGAGTACAAGCAGAGGGCTTTGAGAAGTTAATAGACAAGGTTTGGGAGGTTATGGAAGACCTCCATTGGTATGACCAAAAGATGTTTGAGGTATACCACAAAACCGATATGTCAATGAGAGACATAGAAAAGGAAACAGGCATTAGTCTATTCTCCATATTTGATACACTTAAAAATTCTAAAGAATATGTCCAAGAAAAAATCAACGAAGACTACGAAGACTACCAAAACGGTGAAAGCGAAAGAATCTAAAGGTTTAGGAGATGACATTGAGAAGATCACAAAGGCTACAGGAATCAAGAAAGTAGTAGACACCTTTGCTGAACTTACAGGTATAGACTGCGGATGTGATGCTCGTAAGGCAAAGCTCAATAAGTTGTTCCCAAGAAGAACACAACCATTGTGTTTGGAAGAAGGGGAGTACACGACCCTCAAGCAGTTCTTTAATGACTTTAATGGTAGAGAGGTTAAAGAGATGTACCAAGAGCCATTGAGCAGGATACACTCAAGAGTATTCCAACACAAGTATTACATTCCTTGTTCTTGCAATCCGAGAGAATGGTCAACACACATAGCAGACTTGAGAAAGATATATGGAGAATACGAAAGTAAGTAAGTTGCTTCTTGTATGGCTTTGGACTCAAGGTCATAAGGTGAAGGAGTACAAAGAGGCTGAAGGCATCACGACAATACACGACACAGACGAGTATAAGTTTGATGTTAGTGGCTCTTACGGAGGCTTTCGTGTAGAGTATACACATAACAGGTTCTCATTCTATGATGGGGACAAGAAACTAAAAGACACAGACCTCAATGAGTTCCGATAGCCTAAACACATATCTCAAGAAAGGATTGAATCAATCCGATGAAAGAACTGACCATTGCATCTCTATAGGTAAGGATGGTGAGGAGTTGTTTAAGGCTCTTACAGGAGCAGTCAAGTCCGAACTTGAAGATGACAAGAAGCACATTGATTTTTATTGGGGTGATAAGTTCGTAGATGTCAAGGGACTCAAGCCGATGCATAAGCACGGATTCATTCTTCTGGAGTTTCTTAATGTATGGGGCTATCACGGATGGTGTGCTAAAGATTCTAAAGCAGAGTACATCGCCTTTCAGTTTCCCGATAGGTTCTATGTGATGGAGAAGGACAAGTTGAGGTTGAAGGCTATAGAGTTGTGTGATAAGTTTACCCAAGAGAATGTTACCAGAAAGAACAGGATCAAACCTTCACAGGGTTTGTACAAATGGATAGGCAGATTCGGTAAGCAGGATGTGTTTACATACTTGAGGATAGAGGATGTGCAAGACATAATCTTTCAAGAAATTTCTATCCCTATGTAAGTTGTTAACTTATTTGTGTATATTAGCAGAAACCAAAATTATTATGTCAAAGAAAATCTACACCCTTAAAGAAGACCTCCTGTACGGAGGCACACTATTCATCGCTTCTGCTATAGGCATAGCGTTCTTTCTATTTATCTACGAACTAATAGAGAGAATATAATGTACTATTTAGATAGAGAGTTAGCTTCGTACCAAGAGGATCAAGCAAGGCAATGTGACATCTGCTATGAGTATTGTGACGATAGTTGGGTATGTAACTGTTGCCACGATTGTGAGAAGGAGAGTTGCGAATGCGATGACGAAGAGCAGATAATCACACGACAAATAGACTACCAGAAATGATGACACACACTCAAGCTATTTACAAGGCACAGATTGTCTTTGAGGAAGCGTTAAGCGACAAAGAGACGATAGACCAACTCTTGCACATAGATGCCCAGATGTATGCAAATACAGGAAGTGACACAAGCAAGGCAGAGATGGAATCTATCAAGAGGGCATCCGCCTTTATCTACCGACTTATAAAAGGCATTGACTATGATAAGGGTCAACGCTTTATTCAAGCTATGGGATTGACACGATGAAAACATTAAATAGTTTATCGGGAGGGAAGACATCAAGTTATATCGCAGCGAACTATCCTGCGGACTATGATGTGTTCTCTCTTGTGCGTATAGAGGATAACAACTGTAAGTTCCCAGACGAGAAGATTCGCAAGGAGGTTGAGGATCGTATCCAAGCTCCGTTCATTGGAACGGCAGAGGACGATATGATTATCTATACTATGCTTGACCTTGAGCAGTATATCGGCAGACCCATCACTTGGGTTACAGGTAAGACCTTTGAGGATACCGTAAAGTCTTATCGTATGAAGAATGGTGGCTACTACCTACCGAACAAGGTTACGAGATATTGCACTACCGATATGAAGACTATTCCTATTGCAGAATGGAGGTACAAGAACATTGAGGGAGATGTCGCTATGCGTTTTGGCTATCGTGCTAATGAGCAAGGAAGGGCAAAGCGTATGATGGAGAAGACTAATGACAATGGTATGACTGAAGTCAAGATTATTGTTGGCAGAACAAAGACAGGAACTCAAAACAAATGGAAGACTATTGAGTATTGTAAACCAGAGTTTCCTCTAATAGATGCTCATTTGTTTAAAGACACGATTGAAGAGTATTGGAAAGACAAGCCTGTACGATTCGCTTATATGAATAATTGTGTTGGGTGTTGGTGGAGAAGTCCATTACTCTTAAAGAAGATGCACGAAAAGCAACCAAAGAAGATGGAATGGTTTGCAGCGTTAGAAGAAGAGGCAGGGAGTACCTTCCGTTCCGATGTTAAGTATTCGGATATTATTAAATGGAAACCACAGGTAACTCTCTTTGACGATGACTTCAATGAGTGTGACTCTGGATATTGCGGATTATAATTACTAAATTAAAACACTATGTCAAAACAAATCACAATGCTCAATGGAGAGCAACACTCTCAAGAATGGCTTGTAGAACAAGCTATTGAAGATGACTTCTACTATGGCTATCTCGGTAAGGTAGCGTTCAGTTCATCTAACCTAAAGAAACTTCTGGACTCTCCAAGAACCTACTACAATCTAATGCAGTATGGTGAGGAGACCAATAGCCAAGCTCTACGAGATGGTAGGCTAATACACACAATGGTATTAGAACCTCATAAGATCAACGAGATGACCTTCATAGATGTAGCAAGTAAGAACACCAAGAAGTGGAAAGATGCGAAAGCAATCCACCCCAACCACTTACTATACACTACAAAGGAGCGTAAACTTGCAGAGCGTATGACTGAAGCCCTGTTCAAGAATCACCAAGCAGTAGAGCTACTACGAGACTCTACCTTTGAAGTACCTGCCGTAGACTATGTAGAGGGGTATCCATTTAGAGGCAAAGCCGACATCATAAAGAACGATGGTACTATCATTGACCTCAAGACTACAAGTGACCTACGCAACTTTGTGTATTCCGCAAGACACAAATACTCCTACGATGTACAGGTGTATCTATACTGCCGACTATTCAATGTAGACTATACCAAGTTTAAGTTCTTGGTCATAGACAAACTCTCGTGTGATGTAGGAGTCTACTCCGTTAGTGAGGAGTTCTTCAACAAGGGAGAGGAGAAGGTAATGTTTGCTTTGAATCAATACCACGACTTCTTTGAGAATAGACCTCTGGAAGAGATACAAGAAATGATTAACAACTATACCATTAGTGGAGAGTTGTGAAAAAGCACACCAAGATATATATGGACTACTTCGGCTATGTGTTAGATGACTTCATAGGGTGTGAGGTTTGTGGGACACGAGCCAACGACATTCACCACATAGACAATAGAGGTAGTGGAGGCAGTAAGTCAAAGGATGTCATAGAGAATCTAATGGCGGTCTGCCGCCCTTGCCATATCAAGTATGGTGATTACCCACAGTACAAAGAGATGTTACAAACCATTCATAACAAATTACTATGAACAAGTTTAGAGTATTCGTTAAGGACAAATTTGATGTAGTCTTTGACACAATAGAGAAAGCCAGAGAATGCCGTAGAGCATTAAAACAACTCAAGTATACAGGCATTGAGATTATCATAACCCAAGAAGATATAGACCCACGATGAAAGACACGCTCCTTGAACTAATGAACCGAGACCTTAACGATAACGGCATAGAGAATGATTAGTCTAATCATTGTTACCATAATGGTACTATATATGCTCCGCAGGGAATACCTTCGCTGCCAAGCGTTAGAGAAAATACTGAAAAGATATGAAGACGATACTACGAAAAAGAAAACACATTAGAGAACTACAGAAGTTTCTGGAGATGCTAATGATTGACAATGTGAACCTGTCTATACAGGCAAGTAGATTCGGTTGGAGTACAGAGTTGCAAGACACGATTACCAACAACGCTCTACTCATACGCAAATACCAAAGAAGACTACGACTAATTAGAATGTAATGGAAAGTAAAAGCTCAAATGTCCTAATCAATAGGAACAACCTAAACAACCTCTTTGAGTTGTTAGTACAAGTACACTTAAGAGGGCAACTCTCAAGAGATGAACAAGCCTTCGTGAGGAACTTCATAGAACTACCAGATGCTCCTACACGGGAGAACAGACAGGCTCGTAGAGCTAACACCCAAGCAATCAAGAAGCTATTTAGAGAAGAGGCTAAACGCAAGAGAGAAGAGTAGGTTAACATTATAAACAATAACGATTTATAATGGGATTCAAGAAAGGAGAGGTAAGTAATCCAAAGGGAAGACCAAAGGGTAAACCCAACAAGACTACTGCCGAGATCAGAGATGCATACCAAAAGTTAGTAGAGGATAACCTTACTAATATGACCGAGTGGCTTGTACAAGTTGCAGCAGAGAATCCAGAGAGAGCGATGGACTTGATGCTCAAGTTAAGTGAGTATATGATTCCTAAACTTGCGAGGCAAGAGGTTACAGGTGCAGATGGTGCAGACTTATTCAAGAACATTAAGTTTGAGTTTGGTACACCAATCAATGAAAGAGACGAATGACAGTAACAGGGTTCAACCCTCATAAGGTTCAAGCAGAACTATTACAATCTATTGTAGGGGGTAATGAGAAGTACCACATAGCTTCCATAGGAAGGCAGTTCGGTAAGTCTATGATGGGTATGAACCTTGCATTGTATTGGGGCTTCAACAATAGCCCCTGTAAGATACTATGGGTATCACCTGTATACTCACAAGCGAACAAGGTGCAGAAAGAGTTGATGTCTGCTATTGCAGCCTCTGGAATAGTCAAGTCTAATAATTACTCCTCTTCGGAGTTGGAACTAAAGAACGGCAGTACCATCTACTTCCGTAGTGCAGAAAGATACGATAACATAAGGGGTATGACTTTGGACTATGCCATCATAGATGAGGCAGCGTTCATTAAAGACGATGCTTGGAGTGAGGCTATCAAGCCGACCCTACTTGTAAGAGGTAAGAAAGTATTATTCATCTCTACACCTAAAGGTAAGAATTGGTTCTACGAGTTATTCCAATATGGGCAGAGTGAAGACTACCCTAACTACAAATCCTATAAGGGCAGTTCATACGACACACCCTTTATCTCACAGGAGGAGATAGACGATGCCAAGAGAACAGTTCCAGAACTTATATTCAAGCAAGAGTATTTAGCAGAGTTCATAGATGGTGGTGGCGAGGTCTTCGCTAACATAGATCAATGCACATTCCCTTCTTACCCTAAACCACAAGGTAGGGTATTCGCAGGATTGGATATAGGTAAGCAAGAGGACTACACAGTTCTTACACTAATGGATTCTAAAGGTAGGGTTGTAGACATCTATAGGGACAATAAGAACCAATGGAGTGTAATGATTGCGGAGGTAGTGAAGAGGGTTAGGCAGTTCAATGCCTCTTTGATGGTTGAGGTGAATGGTGTAGGTGACCCTATCTTTGAGCAGATAAAGAGTCAGTATGCAAACACCCATCCATTTGTTACTACGAACAAAAGCAAGAACGAAATCATAGAGGGGCTTATATTGGACTTTAACGAGGCGAGTGTACACATACCATCAAAAGAATTATTCAGTCCCTTATATAGCGAGTTAAGCTACTTCACATACGAGTATAGCCCAAAGACACGAAGCATTAGATACGGACACCCTACAGGACTACACGATGACACGGTAATAAGCCTGTCATTATGCAACTACAATAGAAAGAAGAACAAGACATATGGCACATACGCAGTTAGGTAAGGAGGTAAAGGTTATACTACCAGAGAGTGCAAGGGAGCTGACTATAGAGCAGTACCAAAAGTTCCTCAAGGTTGAGGGAGATGAAACCTTTACAATGCTCAAGGCATTAGAGATATTCGCTAACATACCTCTCAAGGTAGCCTATGCTATGAAGGCAGATGACATAATGGATATTGGCAATAGCATCTTTACAATGATAGGTGCTAAACACCCACTCACAAGAAGGGTAACCTTTAGAGGCAGAGA